GCTAAAAATGACATTACATTGTTTGTTTTGGAAAAAGGCGTGGCGGCTTGAAGGTTGAGTTTGAAAAACTTTCAGCAAATATTAAAAAATATCCAAGGCGGCAACGAAAATTAATAGGCGATGCAGTACGTAGTTCAACGTTGGACGGTGTTGCAAAAGCAAGAGCTTTTGCCCCAAGTGATACTGGAGCACTAAGGCAAGGCATACATGCAAAGTTTGAATTTAGAAAAAATAGTTTTGTCGGATCTGTGGAAGCTGCACCAGCAACAGCCAAAGATCAAATAAAAGCGTTATCTGTAGAGTTTGGTAGGCAATACACAAGTCGTACTAGACAGCCAAGATTAACAGGAAAGTTTAAGGCTACAGGTAAAACTGAACCACATAGTTTTATTAGGACAACTTGGTTGCTGCTGGGTAAAAAACATATTCGGAAAATTAAACGTGCAATTAACAAAGCTGCAAAAGAAAACGGTTTAAAATGAGTAATGGTTTTGCATTGGAATTACAAAAGGCGGTAAGGACAAGGTTAGCAGCTGATAGTTCTACAACTGCTCTTGTATCTGATAGAATTTATGATGAAGCCCCTACCCCCGTCACCTATCCGTTTATAAGGTTTGGCGGCATTGTTCCACGCGCTGACGATACAGACGGAAGTATTGGAGCGGAGGTAACATTATTTATTGAGGCATTTAGTCAAACAACTGGACGTGTAGAAGCTACTAGAATTTTAGAAGCTGTCCGGACAGCGCTTCATCGACAAGAAACAAACGTAAGTCTGACGGGTTTTCATCTTATAGATCTACGTTGCGAAAATTACATGGTTGAAAAGAATACTGATGATAGAGGGCATAAAGGCTCAATTCTTTTTAACGCAAATATTCAAACAGCCTGATAAGGAGTTTTCACTATGGCTAAACAACTAGGTAGAGCACTATTATTGAAAGTCGGTGACGGTGGCGGCTCAGAAGTTTTTACTTCTTTAGCTGGACTAAACTCTAAGACAATTACAATCAATAACAGTGCAATTGATGTAACAACCCCTGACGCAAGTTCGCCAGCTGGTGCTTTGTTTGCAAGCAGCTTAAACGGGCTGAAGTCTGTAAGCTTATCTGCTGATGGAGTTTTTCTAGATGAGACAGCTGAGGCTAGATTAAACACTGTAGCAATGCAATCTGATCCAGCAATGAATTGTCAAATTCTTATACCAGATTTCGGAACATATGCTGGGAACTTTAGAGTAACGTCTTTGGAGTTTGGTGGAGAAACAGAAGGTGGAGTTACGTTCTCAACAAGTCTTGAAAGTAACGGTGCTGTAACGTTTACTGCTGCATAATGGCTATTACCGCTGAAGCCCCTAGAGGGGGTTTAGTTGAGGAGCTTGGCGGCATTAGCTACACGTTTGTTCTGAGAATTAAAGAGATCGAAAGATTTGAGGATAAGCATAGAGGCGTTTTTGAATTTTGGGATAGCTTTTTTGAGCGCAGTAGCAAACCAACTTCAACAGAAATAAAAGATCTTTTAGCATTAGGCTTAGTTGGTGGTGGTTTAAAAGATCAAGAAGCTGATGCAATAATTGAAGATTGCTCCCCAGCTGATTATTTGCGGCTCTACCAAATTGCTCAGGCTGTTTTAGGTATTGCGTTTATGCCTGACGCATTTGCCTCAGAGCCTAAAAAAAAAGTTACACGCAAAAGCAAACAAGGCTTGAAGTCCGTAAAATAATAGCAAACGGAATAGTAGCTGGATTAAAGCCTGACGAAATTAGGAACATGATCCCAAAAGATGTTTTTATTGTTTTCGATGGTTGGCAAAAAGCGCATAGCCCAAACAGGGCTGGCAAAAATGCACCTTCTCTAGAAGAGGCAAAAGAACTAGCAAGGAAGTACGGATAAATGGCGATTAGTGCAGAAGAATTAAACATTATACTTTCTGCAAAAGATCGTGAATTTAATAAGGCTATGGATCGTGCAAATAAAAAGATCCAAAGATTTGCACATAAGTCTAAGACTAATTTAAACCAAACAACTAAAGCTATGGATAAGCTTAGTATCTCTGCTGGTAAGCTTGGCGGCTTGTTATCGGTTGGTGCTATCAGTGTTGGCTTTCAAAGAATGATTGATAACGCCACACAAGCTTCAAAAGAGATTACTAATCTTTCAACTCTTGCTGGTGTGAGTGTTGAGCGCTTTCAAGAAATGTCTTTTGCAGCTGCAAACTTTGGCGTTTCTCAGGAGAAACTTGCAGACATACTTAAAGACACAAACGACAAGTTTGCTGACTTTTTCCAAACTGGCGGTGGTGGCGCTGTAGACTTCTTTGAGCAGATCGCTCCTAAAGTTGGGCTGACTGCTGACGCTTTTAAGGGGCTAAGTTCAGATGAAGGTCTAGCGCTTTATGTAAAAGCTTTAGAAGATGCAAACGTAAACCAGCAAGAAATGACATTCTTTATGGAAGCGCTTGCTAGTGATGCAACATTACTTGTTCCGTTGTTTCAAGATAACGCCAAAGCAATGGGTGAAATGTCAGAAAGAGCTAGAGAGCTTGGGCTAGTATTATCTAATGATACAGTATTAGCTGGAGTTGAAATGCGTAGGCGCATGGATGAAATTCTGGACGCTATGGGTAAGCAGTTTTCAAAGTTTGCTTTGACAGCGCTAGAAGCTTTTGACGCTATTTTTCAAATGACTGACAAAGCAAGAATGGATTCACTGTACGAACAACAAATTAAGTTAGAGGAAAAAGTTTTAAAAAAACGTCAGGCGATTGAGAAATTTAAAAAAGCTGCTTTTGATACTGAAGAAAATTTCAATAAGAAAAAGCAAATTATGATAGATAATCTAGTTGTCGCGGAAATAAAGCTTGCTGGTGTTCAAGATGAAAGAATGAAATTGCTTGACCAAGAAGAAGCGCGAACACAATTAATTATGAAAATGGAAAAAGCAAGAAATAGCAAAGGTACAGGCTTTTCACCAATAGATCCAAAAGACGTTAAGAAAGCTACCGCTGAATTAAAGATAATGAACAAAACTCTAGAAGATCTAGACTCTATGGCCTCTACTTTAGAATCTGCTTTTGAAGATGTTTTTATGAGCGCAATTGAAGGATCAAAAAGTTTTAAAGATACTTTGAAATCTTCAGCCCAAGCAATCATAAGAGAGCTATACAGGATCTTAGTAGTACAGCGCTTAGTAAATGCTACAATGAGTTTTCTAGGGATAGGAACACCAGTACCTAATTTCAGTGCTAGCGTTCCTACAACTGCTTCAGCTGGTGGTAATTATCTGCAAGCTGGTCAACCGTCTGTAGTCGGTGAGCATGGCAGAGAAATCTTTGTACCGTCAACAGCTGGGCGTGTGCTGTCTGTTGGGCAAGCACAGAGCGCGATAAGCGGTGGCGATGGGGTGACAATCAATCAAACCATTAACGTCACTACTGGCGTACAACAGACGGTCAGAAACGAAATAAAAACAATGTTACCTCAAATCGCAGAAAGTGCGAAAGCAGCTGTTGTTGACAGCAAGCGTAGAGGTGGGAGTTTTGGACGGGCTTTTAGCTAATGGCGATAACATATCCTCTAAGCTTACCTGATTACACAACAATCAGATCCATAGACTTTAGGGCAATAAATTCTGTTGCATATTCACGTAGTCCGTTTTCTTTTCATGGGCAGACACACACTTACAGCGGTCAAATGTGGTCAGTAGATGTAAGTCTAAAACCAATGCGGAGAGATACAGCTGAAAAATGGGTGGCGTGGCTAATCAGTCTAAGGGGTCAGCATGGAACATTTCTACTGAGTGATCCTATATCGCACAGCATACAAGGCACAGCGACAGCTGCTACAGTATCGGGGTCAGCTGGAGATAATACAGTTAGTACGGTTGTAACGTCTGGTCAGACATTAAAGGCTGGTGACTTTATTGGCTTTGGCGCTGGCTCTGACTCGACGTTGCATAAAGTATTAGAGGACTATACAGGCACTGGCAGCGCAGCAGATCTAGAAATATGGCCTAGTCTTAGAAAAGCTCGTTCATCAGTCTCAGCTGATCTTACAAGCGCTAATGGCTTATTCAGACTAAGCAGTAA